TGAACTGCGAGACAATGGTGATGAAAGTAATTATCTTGGTGATTTGGAAGATTTGAATAAGACGTTTACTCTTGTTTTAGCCTTTGCAGCTGCTTTGGAAAATGAACAGTTGTATCAACACATCTTTCATAATTTGAATAATGTGTTGCAGAGACAATGGAAAGATTTACCTCCTGAAGAAAAGGCAAGGATAAAAGAAATACGTTTAGATCATTTGCTTAATAGTGATGACACAAAAGATAGTAAAGATGGTGATGATAATAATGAGTGGATGAATAAGTGGAAAGATGAAATAGAAAGGGGCCGACAGAATTTAGAAGATTATATGAGGGGAGTCCGTGATGAAGAATCTTTCTCTCCTGATGCAAGACCATTTGACGAAATGGAAACTAGGAAAAGGTCAAAAAAACGAGCTAAAGTAAATCCACTTAATAGATTAAAAAATGTATCGTGGAATCCATATGACGAAACTTTGGTTACAAAGAAAGGTCAATGGAGATTGGATAGACCACCCGAAGAGGAGGAATAATGAATCCATTTCAGTATGCGAATGATTTGATGAACAAAAAAGAATATGTTGGGGATTGTATTAGGGAGCGAAAGGATTACAAACCATTTTTCGTAAACCGTTCGTTATCTTATCAACCAGACTTAATTCATTATGCAAATATGATGAATGTGAATCCGATGCTTGAGAAGAAAGGACATTATGATTTCTTACATCAGACAGTTGAGAAAAGAAAAAGACCTTTTCGGCCTTGGATTAAAACCAAGAAGTTAGAAGATTTAGCTATTGTTAAAGAATATTATAAGTATAGTAACAAAAGAGCATTAGAATGTTTGGATATTCTAACTGATGAGGATATTAACTATCTGAAACAGCGATTGAATAAAGGTGGAAAATCTCCGTAGTATAAATATTATATAATGAGTTTTTATTGAATTGAAAAAAGGAGATGTTACAATGGAAGATGTTGCAAAATGGACAATAGATGATATGGTTGAAGTGAAGTTGAAAGAAGATGATGATTTTCTTAAAGTAAAAGAAACCCTCACCCGTATTGGAATAGCATCAAGAAAAGAAAAGAAGTTATTTCAATCATGCCATATTCTACATAAACAAGGTAAGTATTATATAGTTCACTTCAAAGAATTGTTTGCGCTTGATGGTAAGCCAACAAACATTTCAGAGAATGATATTGAACGAAGAAACACAATTGCAAATCTTTTGCATGAGTGGGAATTGGTAAGTCTTGTTATCCCCGAAAAAGCACAACCAACTGTTCCAATACGACAGTTAAAGATTCTCCCTTTTGGTGAGAAAGATGAGTGGGACTTGCAAGCAAAGTATAGTATTGGGAATGTTGGAATTAAATCTGCTGGAGAACATGAAGCTCGTGGTGCAACAGAGATTGATCCAAACGTATTTGAATAATGCTGACGTAGCTCCAATGGTAGAGCATCGGTTTTGTAAGCCGAATGTTGTCAGTTCAATCCTGACCGTCAGCTTGAATAGGAGATGTTATGAATATTAAATTAGTAAAATTAACCACGGCCGAAGAATTGATTGGTGAATGGGATCAGGAAAAGAATTCAATTATAAATCCTGTTGTAATGGTTCCGATGGCAAAAGACAAAGTTGGTTTTCAGCCATGGGTCCCATTAGCTGAGGAAGAAGAAATTTTTTTAAAAGAACAACACATTATGACAGTAGTGACACCAGACTCAAAATTACAAAATGAATATAATAGGGTTTTTGGTTCTGGACTTGTAATACCAGAGGAAAGTGGAATAATACATTAAGTATTTCCTTGTTTGTTTACCCTTTTTGTGAGATAATTATATTATGAGATTTTACACCTATATTGGAATGATGCGTAACCAGATATATGTACGAGAATTCTCTGGTAATGAGGAACATTCATACACAGAGAATTTTCAACCTACCATGTTTGTGCCAGCCCCATCTGAAAAATGTAACTATAGAACATTAAAAGGCAAACCAGTTGCCAGTATGAAGTTTGATGATATAGCAACGTGCCGTGACTTTATAAAACAATATAAAGGAGTTGCTGAGTTTCCTGTATATGGAAATCCTAATTATATGATTCAATATATTTCTGAGAAGTTTCCAAAGAAGTTTCAATGGAATATGAATAAGATTAGAATCTATACAATAGATATTGAAGTATCAGCTGAAGGTGGGTTTCCAAATATTCAATCAGCTGCATCTGATGTTACAGCAATCACAGTTCATAATAGTTCTACAAATGAATATCATGTTTGGGGAACAGGTGGATATGTCCCACACGACCAGACAAAGAAAATTTTCTATAATGAATGTGATGATGAAGATGATTTGATAGAGAACTTTCTTCAATGGTGGGAAACTAATTATCCACATATTATTACTGGTTGGAACTGTAAATTTTTTGATATTCCATATCTGGTTAATCGTATTACTTATCTTGGTAAGAAACCAGCAAGATTATCTCCTGTTGGTGTCTTGAATGATAGAAATGTTGTGATAGCTGGTAGAGAAAATCAGTTCTATACTCTTGTTGGTATATCTACATTAGATTATATTGATCTGTATAAGAAGTTCACATACAAAGTTAGAGAATCATATCGTTTGGATTACATTGGTTCAGTAGAACTTGGTATGAAAAAAGTATCTGTTGAAGATGTACAGGGATATGATCTGTATAAGACCAATTACCAGAAGTTTATTGAATACAATATTCGTGATGTTGAGATTGTAGAGAGGCTTGAGGAGAAGATGAAGTTGCTTGAGTTAGTTATTACTCTGGCATATGAATCAAAGATTAACTTTGAAGATGTGTTCTCTCCCGTGAGAACTTGGGATGCTATTATCTATAATTTCTTAAAGAAAAAGAATATTATTATTCCACAACCAGCAGAACAAGATGACCGTAAAGATATTATTGGAGCTTATGTTAAAGAACCACACGCTGGATTGCACAAGTGGGTTGTTAGTTTTGATTTAAATTCTCTTTATCCACATCTTATTCAACAGTACAATATTAGTCCAGAAACTAAATGTGGGATGAAAGATGATATAACAGTTGATAAGTTGTTAGATCAAAAACTGGACACTACTTTCTTGAAAGAGAATAAACAATGTATGACTCCAAATGGTCAATGCTTCACGAATGAGATTAAGGGATTTCTTCCACAGTTAATGGAAGATATGTATAATGAACGTGTTGAATTTAAGAAGAAGATGTTGCAAGAGCAACAGAAATTAGAAGACGGTAATTACACGAATAAACAAACAGTTGTTAATAATATATCCAGATGTAATAATATCCAGATGTCTAAAAAGATTTTGTTGAATAGTGCTTATGGTGCATTAGCTAATCAACACTTCCGCTATTATTCACTTGAAATGGCGGAGGGCATCACCACAGCAGGACAGCTTGCAATTCGTTGGATTGACAAAAGTATAAATACATATATCAATCAACTTCTTAATACAGAGAATGTTGATTATGTCGTTGCCTCAGACACGGATAGTATATATGTCACGTTTGACCGATTGGTTCATCAGGTGTTTACAGACACAGATGATGCTACTAAGACTACAAAAATTATCACCTTCTTGGATAAGATTAGTAAAGATAAAATTGAACCTTTTATTAATCGCAGTTATGAAGCTCTTCATTCGTATGTAAACTCATATGCACAAAAGATGCAGATGGGTAGAGAAGTAATTGCTGATAAGGGTATCTGGACAGCAAAGAAAAGATACATACTTAATGTTTATGATTTAGAGGGGGTAAAGTATAAAGAACCTAAACTCAAGATTATGGGTATTGAGAGTGTACGCAGCTCTACACCTGAATGGTGTCGAAATAAAATTAAAGATTTGATTAGGATTATTATTAATACTGATGAAGAAACGGTAATGCAAAGTATTGCTGACTATCGTGAAGCATTTAATAATTTATCTTTTGACCAACTTGCATTTCCAAGATCAGTTCGTGGTGTTGAAAAGTATTCTTCCACAAAAAGTATATATAGTAAAGGTACACCAATTCATGTGAGGGGTGTTTTGCTATATAATTATCTATTAAAAAAACATAAGCTTACTAAAAAATATCAGTCTATTCGTGAAGGTGAAAAAATTAAGTTTGCTTATTTAAAAGAACCAAACACATTACGAGAGAATGTGATTTCTGTTTCTACACATCTTCCAAAAGAATTTGGGTTGGAGAAGTATATAGATTATGATCTTCAGTTTGACAAAGCCTTTCTTCAACCAATTAAAAATATATTAGATGTGATAGGATGGAAAACTGAGAAGCAGGGTAGTTTAGAATCTTTTTTTTGAGGAGGTAAGTATTATGTCCAAGCGTTGGAATAACCAAACACAAGATTGGGAAACAGATGTTGTAGAAACAAAAGAGGAGTTGGTAGCACCTGAAACTGTAGAGTTGCCACCAGAAGAATTACCACCATTAGAAACTGTTGTAGAGTTGCCACCAGTAGTTGATACTCCTGAAGAATTTGGTAATGTAGAACTTGTAGAAATACCAATAGAAGTTGTTAATGACCCACGTTGGTATGAAGTAATTGGAAATGTAATAAATAATTATCCTTTGACTGTAGGAGTCATGGGTGTTGTTTTGATCGTAGTTGTATGGCAGTTGTTGAAAAAATAAACAGGAGATATATTATGGCAACAAAGGATATTATTAACCATCTAATAAAGGTGACTGAAAATGATTTTGCAAGCGTTGTATCCGCTGGTATTGTTGGTGATTGCTCTACTTTTGTCGATACTGGATCGTATAGTCTAAACGCATTATTGTCTGGTTCGTTATATGGAGGTGTGCCGTCTAACAAGATCACCTGTTTAGCAGGCTCTGAGGCAGTTGGTAAAACATTCTTTGCATTGAGTATAGCTAAGAACTATCTGGAACAAGATAAGAAGAACGTGATTGTTTATTTTGAATCTGAAGGTGCATTGACATCTGAAATGATTAAAGAGAGAGGTATAGATCCTGATAGGTTTATTGTATTTCCAGTTGCAACAGTAGAAGAATTTAAGACACAAGCAATTAAGATAATTGATAACACACAAACAGATTATAATGTTATGATGTTTCTTGATTCACTTGGTAATTTATCAACACGAAAAGAGATGGAAGATTCTGCAAGCGGTTCTGATAAAAGAGACATGACACGGGCTCCAGCTGTTCGTTCAGCATTCAGAACTCTTGCATTGAAACTTGCAAAGGCCAATATGCCATTAATCATTACAAACCATACCTATGATAAAGTGGGGAGTATGTTTCCAACGAAAGAAATTTCTGGTGGTGGTGGCATTAAGTATGCAGCTTCTGTTATTGTAACTCTTGGTAAACGAAAAGTTAAAGATGGGACTGCTGTTTTGGGGAACATTGTCAAGATGAAATTGGTTAAAGGAAGAATGACCAAAGAAGAATCTATCACAGAAACCAAATTGGATTACAAGACGGGACTTGATAAGTATTATGGTTTGGTTGACCTTGCTGAGAAGTATGATATATTCAAGAAGGTATCAACCAGATTTGAAACACCATCTGGTAAAGCATTTGAGAAAACTATTGTGAATGATCCTGAGAAATATTTTACCAAAGATGTTATGGAGAAACTTGAGGTGGCAGCTAAGAAAGAATTCTCATATGGGTCGGCCGAATGATTACGTTTCCAAGAGAGAAAGTAGCAGAAACAAATAGGACTTTCAAAGCATGGAAAACGTATCAGGCTATGTATTTACATTTTACTGGCTCATATGATTACTTCAAGTATTATGGAAATGCATCTTGGGGAACTATTGCATCAATGGAAAAGTACTTTGCCAAGTTTGAACATCAAACTGGTTTCTCTTGGCAACGTGGTTTCTTTACATCATTGGGAAAGAAATATGTTGTTGAGTTAGATTTGATATATTATTACTTGTCTCAAATAACAATTGGTAAGATGTATCCAACAGAGTTTTTGGATGATTACTTTATTGATTACAAGAACAAGATGGAAAGCTTTTCACTTCATCTTCAACGCAATATGAAAGTAGTTGTTGAATATATGAAGGAGTATGACCTGAAGTTTAACGAGTTGTTTGAGTCTGAAGGAATTAATCATCCTCCAATATTAAAGCTTCTGTTGGGAGAGGATATATCATTAGAAACTTTTACAGTTTTAGATATCTGTTTAGATTTTACAAAAGCATTAGATAAGAAATTGATAGACCCCATATGGAGAGATCAAAAAACTTTATGTTATAATTACAAACCATTTTTAGAAGTTAACGTAGATGAAAAGCGTAAATTGATAAGGAAGGTATTGGATGAAAATTGATTTTAAAACGGGCAAAGTAATATACACAGATCATTTGGATAGTGACCTTGAGCAAGTACAACAATCAATTGAAGATATGAAGATAGCTGATACACTAGAAGATGATCCAGACGAACCAGTTTTTTCTTATACTATACATAAAGGTTTGAAGTATGGAAGATTGAAATATATGATTTATTGTTTTTTGTTGATACTGGATGGTATAGTTGGTATTATTTCTTTAGGCAAGACACAAAGTACCATGGCCAATAAGTTTTTATTATCAAATTGGATTATGGAGGGTTATGATGAAAACAGATAAGACAGCAGTTAATTATAATTCAAGCCCTTTGTATAGGTTCTTGTTGACAGACGGTAAGTTTAAAGGTGTAGAGTTTTATTTTAAGAATGTAGAATTAGACCATCATAATACTCCTGGCTCTTTTGATATATCTTATGGATATGAAATCATTGGTGGAAATTATAAGTGGTTGGGATATGATGATGAAGATAAGGAACATTTAAATCGTGTGGTTAATGAGAACAATAAAGATCAGTTTAATGTTGAAATTGGTAAGATACTTAAAAATTTATTAATCTTAAACGATCCGAGAGTAATATTACACAAAGGAAAGGATGCATGAGAATAGAACAATTAATACTTGAGAACTTAATATATGATTCACAGTATGCAAGTTTAGTAGGTGTCTTTTTAAAACCAGAATATTTTAGAGCTCATCCAGAGAAAATAGTATTTAGAGAAATACAAAACCATATAAAAGAATATAACAAATCACCAAGTGTTTCATCTCTTGCAAATATTATTTCAGAAAGAGATGATTTGAACGAGAACTTGTTTAATAATTGTTTAGAAATTCTGAAAGCATATAAGAAAAAGAGTGATGACACTGAATGGCTTATACACGAAACAGAAAAGTGGGCAAAAGATGCAGCTGTCTATAATGGTATTGTAGATTCAATTGCAATCTTAGAAGGTAAAGATACAAAGAAACCAAAAGATGCAATACCAGATATGTTGACTGATGCGTTAGCAGTATCTTTAGATACAAGTGTGGGACATAATTATATTGATGATGCTTCTGAACGATGGGATTATTATCATAAGAGAGAACAGAGATATCCATTTGGTATTGAGATGTTGGATAAGATTACAGGTGGAGGAATATCACCAAAGACTCTTACAGTATTTCTTGGTGGAACTGGTTCTGGTAAAACATTAGTCAAGACACACCTGGCATCTCAATATATCAAACAAGGCTTTGATGTTTTATATATTACAATGGAGATGGCACAAGAGAGAATAGCTGAGAGAGTTGATGCTAATCTTTTGGATATTGATTTAGACCAAATTCGTTTACTTCCAAGAGATTCATTCAATGCGAAGATTGAAAAGATGATGAACTCTACAAGAAATTTTGGTAGATTAGTTATTAAAGAATATCCAACATCAGGAGCTCATGTTGGAAATTTTCGTGGATTGTTGAGAGAGTTAAAGATTAAAAAGCGATTTACACCACAGATTGTTATATTAGACTATCTAAATATATGTGCATCCAATAGAGTTAAATGGACATCAAATATGAACACTTATGTTTATATTAAATCCATAGCAGAGGAGATTCGTGGATTCGCAGTAGAGTGTAATGTTCCTGTTATTACAAGCTCTCAATTAAATCGTGAAGGATATATGAGTTCCGACCCAGATATGTCAAATATATCTGAGTCGTTTGGTCTACCAGCAACAGCAGATTTAATGTTAGCTATTGTGGCCAAGGAGGATAATGGTGGTCAGCTGA